TCGTTATCGGATGGGGTGAAGTCTTTAAAGTTTTTACCTATATCGTCAAGACTTGCCATTTATAGTTAAATAGGCGTATGCGATGAAATCGTTTAATCTATTGAACCAACCCTTGCCAAATACGTCAAAGTCTCTTAATTGAGACAAAAAGTGCCTTCTATGTGCGTTTAATGATTCAAAGGCTGCCTTCTCTCCTTTCTCTTTTATCAATTGGTTAATTGTTGTAACCGTTTGATTTCCGATTTTGCCATCAATAGCCACTTTGTACCCTTGAGTATTTAACCACTTTTGCACTTGACGTGAAGCACCGGCAACACCGCTACCCCATGCAAAATCTGTCACATATTCACCCAACACTTGCGACTCTATCAAGTCTGCTTTTACTCCGTTCCAATAAAGTTTGTAGATGCCTTTAAAGTCAGCGTGAGTCATCTCGTAAAAGCGTGAAATGGCTGTGTTGGATGTGCCATAAATAGAGGCAAACACTCTCCATGTTACTCCTTTGTTCGTGTGGTAGCCGCTGCCATCGGGTACAGGGTGACGTGATGCTGAATCTCTTTCGTGTTTTGATAAGCCCCCTTCCCAACGAAGGATGTAGCCTAAATTTGCTTTATCAATATTTGCCATCTTCAAGATGTTTAATGAGTCTATTGTTGTACCATTGTGCCTTTTGGAGGTCTTCAATGCCATTTTTACGATCATACCTAATGCAATACTTAAGAATATTGCCCTGCAAATAACCTTTAAATCCTTCATAACTCATAGCTGATTTGATACAGTCTATGGCTTCTACCTCGCCTTGATAGTGGGGTGGTTTGTTTACGACATCCATAACTGTTTAAATTCGTTAAATGGCAAATCTATGTAAAAAACGTGACCTCCGCTAACATATACCTGGGTTAATTCGTAAAAAGCAGACGCACCGACAACGTGGTTTAAATCCAAAACGCCTGCCTCTTCTATCTCAACTTCGCTGCCTACCTCAATCCCAATGCGCTCGTATAATGGGTCTACGTCGCTTTCACGAAAGATGTAATTAACTTCTATCTTCATAGTGTTTTGTAAGTAAAGGCGTTAACTTTTATTGTTTCTTTGTCACCCTTACGGATTCTTTCAGGGTGAATCTCAAGCCATCTGCCACCTAAAGGCTTTGGCGGTGCGCCTCTTTCAACGTGCCATCCACCTATACCACCACTATATTCCTCTTTATACGTTGGAGTTCTAATCATTAAAATATCTTTCAGCTTAACTTTATTATGATTGTTTAAACTTTCAATAGTATAGGTTAATTCGTGGTCTTCGTGAACGTGTCCCATCCAAACTAAATCTGCACCTTCTACAAATGAAGACATACGATTAAATTGTATAACTCCTTTTGTAACAATACCGCCACCGCCAAATCCGTGTATATATTTAATTTTATAAGCAGCCATACCGGCATTGAGTCCTCGTTGAAATTGATACACTATCCACCCACCATATCCACCAACCTCTACGTTGGTATTATTTTTAGAGTTTAAACCAAAAACAAATCTATCAATTAAGTCGGTCTCTAAATTTTTGAGTATGGCTGTCTCATGGTTTCCGTACATAACGACCTTGATTAAGTGCGCATAAGGGCTAAACCATTCAATCGCATCGTTTACAATTAAATCTAAATAGTTGTTTTTATTGTGTTCAGGGCGTATTCCTTCCTTGCTACGACGAGGATCATATTTTCCTGCCATGCAGCAAAATGTATCCCCGTTAAATAGGATGTCAGCGTTTATCTCTAACGCTTGGTCAAGATGCTTCTTTAATAGTTCACGATTGCAATGGGGATTATCCCAATGGATGTCGGAAATTAACAGCACTTTTTTAGGCTCAAAATCGTTCTTTAATATGTGTACGTTGTTCTTCATAAAAGGAGTGCTATAACTAAAAGCGTGGTGACTATTGAAAAAGTTTGATACCTATAAATCGCCACTTTTTGGCGATTGGTGTCGTTTATTAGTTCTTTGATTGTATCGTTCTGACTATGTATGACAACGGAATCATTATGCGCCAAAACTCTGTATAATGTTTGCTTTTGGCGACATTTATGCAGTTCTAACAACCGCTCATTTATCTCTTTTATCGTGCTGTCTGAGAATTGAGAGGATAGCGTGCGTGGTAGAAGCGCTGCTAATACTATCCCTAAAAGTAGCAACGAGCGAGTCGTGCCTTTTGTCCACTTCGTATATCTCTCGTATAATAACGTATCTAATCGTATCATACCGGTATGTCGCAGTAGCTTTCGAGGTAGGGCGTGTTGATAGTAAAACTAACACCATGCCCAGCAACAACGTCTGTGCGAGAATCAAAAAACGGGTCTGCTTGTCCATTGACTATTATTTCAAAATCTCCTTCTGTCACGTTTCGTTTAAGAAGTGTGACAATGTCTATTATAATTCCTGCGGTGTCAGATAGCACCTCAATCGTGTTACTGCTGCTCTCAAATTGTCTGTCCATTACGAGCATGGCAAATTGATAACTGATTAGCCGTGCCTCAGTGTTAAAGTTAAACCCATTAGGCACTAACCACACTAAAGGGTAATACTTGACCTCTTCAACGGCAAAATCAAATTCTGCCCCTACCGCAAATCTTCCGACCATCTTGTGGCTTTCCGCTTGCGTTTTTATCCTGCTGATTATTTGGTTTAGTGTCATACAATTTTAGTAGTTTGGCTTCGTTTTTTAACCGCCATTTATTCTTCGGGGAAGTCATAGTTGTAAAAACAATCATCATTTGTACCGGGCAAATAGAATCCACCTAACACAGCTGTATTTTTTGGTCGGATTACGTCAAAGCCGGTACCTGGGTTTAAGAACTTAGGGTACGAATTTGGGTTTTCTTTAAGGTAGTCTCTTACACGCTCTGCATAATACTCCGCTTTATCACGATACCTTTGCTCAATCAAAGTCAACTCTGACGTAGAGATAGGCGTAGCGTTCTCACTATTGCGTGATGCTACGCTTTTATTCATGAATTTAAACGTCATAGGCAGCATACTTTCAACTAAGGTATAGTATTTCAAGCATGGCGCAATATAACTGTCTAAAAGGGTTGTATTGAGCTGCGTTAAAGTACCATTAAATGCCTGTGTTTGGAGTTCGTCGTAGATGCCTGAGCCAATGATGTCTCTGATATAAATTTCTTGAGACTCCTTTATTGCGCTTTTTAACAATTTATCGTCAATATTTTCGTTTAAAGGGGTGTTATCCTTTAAATAACTGACGCTCACAAAGTATACGAAATTGGTCATAAGTTTCTTCTAAATAATTGTGGTTGCCAAATGTGTCTGCAATAAGGCACGTGAGCTGCAGGTGAACTGCCGGCGATAGTCATCCAACCCCCTCTGCGCTTCCAAGCATCAAAGCCAATAACCGTGCTAATTTGGTCAATGTCTTCTCTTGTGTACACTCGGTTTAAAGCGACAAGTCTTTTGCAAAAGTCACGGCTTGTAGGTATGATTCTGCCACCGCTGATACCAGGTGCTTTTTGATAAGTGTAACGTGTTACAATTTCGGTGCTGACGTTGGAATCGTCAAGGCGTTTGATACCTTGCGGTAAAACCTCTATAACGCCATCTGACACACTTATAAGGCGTTCCTCTATCATCATGTCCACTTCGGCTTGAATCTCCTCTACGGGCTTGTTAATGTTGTTTGCAAGCACATCTAATGTGATGCCTTTATTTGAGTACAACCATTGCAATATGGCAGCTTGTAATCCTGCACCGAATTGCATCGGTACGGCAGTGAACTTTGAGGCATCTTCTCCAAATTGAGCGAAGACCGCTAAATCTTTATCGTCATCCCAACCAAAAGGAGAGGTAGAGCAACTACATTTGTTAGATGACATCTGCATTGCAACCGGTGATTCTAAATTATCTCCGCCTGCTATAGGTGGTAAGTTTGCAAGTTGACGTTTTTCGTTGACTGTCATGTTAGACAATACATTGTTTGCAACTAACGGCGATAAAGCGTTTATTGAATCGTTTAAACTTGACCTTTGAATATTGCTGATAAGCGGTAAGCCTAACTCTTTGCGTGCTTCTTCGTTTGTAATTATTTGCGCACCAAATAATGCTTGATAATCCAATCCGATAGGCGGCTTGTTTTTGGTTACTAATTTTACAGGTGTTATGTATTTAAACAAAGACGTGAACGCTCTGTCCATTTGCTGCTGACGTGGCTCAATGTATGACGTTTGAAATGCCTCGTATGCTTCTATGAGTTCGCTTCTGCCACCTAACTGCCCCTCTGTTTTGATACCAAATAACATCGGTGAGGTAACACGGTGACTCATCAATATCTCTTGCTGTACCTGCTCGTTTAATTGCATGAACATCTTATCGAAATCCGTAGGCGCAAGGTTGTTAATTACAGAAGGCGTTTCATTAGGCTCGTTAAATTGAATTATCAAAGAACCTGCATTGTCTGTGCCGCTAAAATTGTCCTTGAAACGCTTCACTGTGTTGCGCATCTCTTCCGGTGTTGGGATGCCTTTAAACAGCTGTATTAAGGTTTGTGCTGAGAATCCGCTCTTAATAGAATTAAGGTGGAAATTAGCGATTTCGGTGTCTATCTCAATGTACTTTAGTGCGCTTTGATATGGTGCTGTCGGGTACTCTCCGCAACCTGCACGATACATCTTAAAATAGTACACTTGCTTGCTTTCTCTCGTAGCAGGATTCCATGCAAAATACTTAGTCATCTCTGCCCGACGATCTGCCCAATCTTCGCTGTACATAAAGTTTCCGTCAAGGGAAACACGAAGGTTTTGAAAAGGCAAGTGATACATCTCTGCGATGGCTGTCTTTGCTTTGTTCCAAATTATCTCAAGGGCAAATCCGTCAAACAATTCAAGGTCTTGCGCTACTTTGTTTTTAAGTGTTTCAAAGTCCTCAAAGGCATTGATGTTTGCAAGGTAGTCGTTTGCTCTTGCTATCTCTTCGGTGTTGTTTCCGATTATCTCGGTTTTGTCACCAGCAATGTATGCCGCTTTTTGGGTCACGATAGCACCGTGCTTTGGTGAGCTGTTGTAGAGGTTTATAAGCATTTGCGGATAGGCATTGTCCTCTCCGTAAGTCAAAAAACCTTTAGCTTTATTCTCTTTGAATATCGGTATCTTGCTTTCGGCAAAATTTATCCGTATGAAGTTATTTTCCATCTTTTGATATTAGTAATACTAACGCACCGCTGACAAATGCGGTTAACTCTGCCATGCTTGCCTTCTCCAAATAAACCAAAGTTAAACCTGCAATAAGCACCGCAACGCCTAAAGCAGTAGTTTTCCAATTCGCAAATATCCGCTCTTTAATTTCGCTCATTTTGTAGTTTTTTAATGTAGTAACGAAGACCAACCAACCCCGTAATAATTGCAATCAAACCGCCTATCATACTAATGATTGGATTCCAAAGCGTTGAGATAGCCGATAGCCAACTAACAAAAGAGGTCGTGGCTAAAGCGTTAGCGGTGGTATCAGTTAGTTTCATATGGGGAAGGTAGGTGGTTTAGGGATATATTCGCCTTGTGGTAATGTCAAAACCCAAGCGTATTGGCTTGCTTGTACTTGTGGTATTTGTTGGTCGCTGACAAAGTTGAATGATATGCCGTCAATGTCTTGTACGCAGTTAAAGCGCTCAAAAGGTGCAAATTCTTGACCTTGAATTTCTTCGTATTGTTCTTGGGTTAAAATGTATCCTATCATACTTGGCGGCTTAAAGTTGTTTGAAATGCTTGAACTGCATCGTAAAATAATAAAGATTGGTCATCGGTTAATCCGTTTCCCATTGAAAAAAACCTTACCTCCCGACTATTATATAATTGTACAAGATTTAT